AAAATTGTCAGATGGCTCATCGCTTTATTTGGGTGAAAAAAGAACGTGGAAACTCGTGGCTTCAGTGCCCCAAATGCTGTTGGCCTCTTTATCCGCTTTTCATTTGTCGCGATAAATGGAAATTTAAGAAATAAATATATGCCCGATCTCTCAAAATGCTGTTCTGCCACCGCCGTTGTTTGGAGTAGCGGGGAGGGAACGAGCCATTACGAATGCACAAAATGTAAGCAGGCTTGTGATATTTATTCAGACGGTTGCGGTGATCCTGATTGTAATTCTTGCAATAAGAGCGAATGGTGGAGAGAAGAGCCGTTCCGAATCCGTAAGGCGTATAGCGATTGGTTTGACATCGAAAAGATCATCGTCGAAGCCACTCGTCGAAGAGATGAGGAGATACGGGGGATGATTGAAGCGGAAAAGAAAGTGTGGACTGGTCTATTCGACGTACCACTAAAAGCCCCGTGTGACGCGTTGGATCATATCTTAATTCATCTGCGAGACTAGAAAATAAATAATATGACAACAACATCACTCGAATTTTCGAAGTTACTGCATGAACTGTTGGGAGATTTTGAGACGGAAAAGAAGTGGGTCATCTGGCATCCATATTCAATAATCCTACCAGGCCCTTCTTGGCAGTTGATGTCCATACCTGAAATTTTTTATCTACCCGATAAAGAATATAAGGCCATTGATGCCCCTAATTTCGCAGAGCTGTTGCGACTCATGCAGAAGATTGGGGAGAAGATGAAATGGTCACAAGAGGAAGATGCGCGATGTCAAATTGGATACGTTATTGCTGAAATGACATATTTATATGTTTATGCCCCCACCGAATCCGAAGCCATGCTCGCAGTAGAGAAGTATCTTACTCCATTATTGAAGAAAGTATGACACCAGACCAAGAAAAAGAACGAAGGAAAGCGTGGGATCGGTATGCATCGGGAAAGGCATCACAAATAGATCAACCATCATTTGAGAAAGATGCGGACTGTTGCGCTTTCTTCGCTGATGCCATGCTCGCTGAACGCGATAAGAGATTCCCGCTTAATTAAATGTGTCCAAAATGTGTCTAAGAAGTGATTAACTAGACACATACGCTTATAAGCCTAGAAAGGTAAGGTGATGTCATATGAAAGGCCCAAGCCTTAACGAATTGAAGCCCCGCTCATGTCCCTCGGATTGAGCAAGGGGATAAATAAACGAGGGAATCAACTCTATGGAAAAAGAAATAACGCATGTTTCAAAATCTGAAATGAAAGATGAATGGTGGGCATATGTCGAGAAGTGCTTAGCGTGCACCTGTTCATTTGTTTCGGGTGGAAATTTTTGCCCTAATTGCGGAAGACGGATCGTGAGAGATTCTGATTCTACGGAACTTAATTAACTAAACTAAGAAGAATCAAATATATGGAGAAAATAACCATAGAGAATCCAAGAAACATCGAAAGTCCAGATTCAGATAAAGACGCCATCTCTTGTGAGGTAGCCAACCTATCCCAAGTTTCCGACGGCTACCACACCATCGCGGAACTGTATGATCATCGGATCACGCTGTTCATTGCACTGTGTAGAGTATTAAATTGTCCAAGTGAGAAAGATCACTATATCACTCAAATTGAAGTTTGGCGTTCAAAATATCACTCAGATGGTGAACTCGCGTTTGGCGGTGAATGGTTCGTTTTAGGCATCGACAAGGATGAGGGAGAGCAGATCACCTATCACCTTCCGATCAGCCGATGGGATGAAACAGAGTTCGCCGAGACGCTTGATCGTGCGCCAGAATGGGATGGCCACACAAGCGCAGACGTTATTGAGAGATTGAAATTATTATGAACCTATTTTGTTTTTTTGGAATCCATAAATGGATTGAAGATCGGTCGCACTGTATCGGTCAAATTATAGGATCGGGATATCCACGTTGCTCTTTGCTTCATACAGCCTGTAAGTATTGTGGAAAGATCAACTTAGATACCTATTAGTCATCCCTCCCTGCACTTCTGAATCTATCAGGAGTGTTGGAGGGAAGATTTAACTTCCATAGAAAAAGAGAAAAGTTTATGCAAAATACACCAGCGAATGCCGTCGATAACAAGGTGGCAGTAATTCCAGGCGCTATCAGTAATCTTGGTCAAAGCATTGGGGACCTGAATGCCTTGATCGCTGACTTACGGGATCGTCTGGCACCAGTGATGAGGCCAGAGATTCCCGTGTCTTCGACCGGTGGACCTGAAAAATCACGAACAGGGATCGATATTGTCGATCTCGTCGATGACAATACCAATGCTGTGCTTAGGGCCTGTGATTCGATCCGTGACATGTTATCTCGTCTTGAAATCTAGTTCCCTCCCTCCCTATTTTTATGAATAGGGGGATGAGCGGAATTAACCGCATCTAAATTTCATCTTTATGAGTGAACCAAAAGTGCCAATGAATGCCATAAGTCAGGTGGTAGAGACGTTGCTACGTGCAGACGCATGGAGAGCAACGAAGTATATCTCTGATAAGTTGATCGTCCGTGCAACCCGCAAGTTATACGGTCGTAAGATCAACAAGAACGGGAAGGTAAAGATCCTACTTACGATTGGTCGTCCGGCCTACCGCGAGCGTGAGTTTATCAAGTCCTGCAAGAAAGCGGGTGAGTCATTCCCAGTTCAAAAGATTCAGATTCAAGCAATCCCGAAGAAAAAGAAATAGTCATTCATCCTTTCCTCCGTTTGGGGGATTGGATGGTTGAGTATGACCTATCAGCAATACATGGCATCTCAGGAATGGCGCGAGATACGCCGCTATGTTTTGAAACGCGATCACTACCGATGCAGAGAGTGCCACGGGAAGGCAAGAAAAGACGATCCGCTGACGGTTCATCACAAGCATGGCTGGGTAGATGGACGAATCGACAACCTAAAAGACCTAGAGACGGTCCATCGAAGCTGTCACGATAATATCCACTATCGAGTTAAGCCGAAACGGTTTAAGACGGTTTGGGGTTATCGGTGGGTAAATGGAAGGAGGACAAAGGAGAGAGTAAAGACCGTGATCCCTATATTCGTGTAAGCCTCAAAATTGAGCCAGGACGGAATAGAGTAGGAAATGATCGTAAGTGGGGCTAAAACGTCTGCGCGCGGGTGAATTTCAAGCAAGGTGCGGGCACGGAAGGTCAAGGATACGAAGCGGAAGACGCTACAGCCATTTATCAAGCAACTCGTTCGCGGAGATTCGACGATCATCACGGACGAATGGCTTGCGTATAACGGACTTGATAAGAATTTCTGGCACGAGCGGATTAATCACTCACAGGGTGAGTACGTTCGTGACGGTTTCATCCATACGAACGGTATTGAGTCCTTTTGGGCGCTTTTGAAGCGTGGAATCGTCGGCCAGTATCACAAGGTGTCCGCGAAACATTTGGACAAGTACATCCGGGAGTTCGCCTTCCGCCACAATAACCCTGATATCTCACTCGCTTTTAAACTCGCCTTAGAAAAGGCGGTCAACAGCTAATATGCCCGAATCAATCCACAAAGCAGAGTTTGGATCACCTGAACGTCCGCTCAAAATAGGAGAGCTTGAAATCCCGGCTTACGTTCTCGAAGATGGAACGCGAGTCTTGGTGCACACTGGAATGATAAAAGCTCTCGGCATGGTAGTCGGAGGGCAGGACGGAAGTGAAAAAAGGCCATGCGCAAGAGGGTGATAAATTAGTCCAATTCACCCAAACAAAATCGCTAGAACCCTTTATTTCAAAGGAAGTCTTAGACCGTGCGCAACATCCTTCGATCAGTAAGACTAAACCGAGTTACAGCGGAAATTCCATCAACACATGACATCAGACTACGGAACGCCGGAACTGCGCGATCACTTGAAAAACGTCATCTTCCTTATGAAAGGATGTAGCACGTGGGGAAATTTTAAACGGATGCTTGAACGTGCCGCGCCGAAGTACGGCGACACCATTCAACTTCCGCTCCCGTATAACGATGGAGACAAGTAAACCATTATGATTCCCTACATCCTCATTGGAATCCTCGCCCTCGCCATCATCGTCCTGTTCGTTTGGACGAACAAGAGGTTAAACAGCCACCTTGAACGCTTGGAGGACGTGGAGGACGTTGTAACTGAATTGAAAGCCAAGGCGGAGGCGAAAGACGATAGCCCTGATGAAATCTAATTACTTACCTACCGCTATCTAGGACATTCCCCAGCGTAAAATGCTTTTAAGATTGGGAGCAAAAAAAGAAAAAGCAGAATCCGTCTTCAAAGGATATACGCGAGAGGTTGATCCTACTGATACCGGCGGATGCTAGATGAAAGATCGGTCAGTCATCCTCTATTTACGAGAATGGGTACGCGATTGGCATAGCTATGAGACGTTACTGCATGAAATTGTCCACGCCGTTCAATACATCTTTGAGGATTGTCGCGGTCTGTGGAGCGAAAATGAGGCCGTAGCCTATCAGATTGAGTATTTGTTTCGTTCGATCAGACGTAAATTAGATCGAGTGGACAAGGTAAAAATTGTGAAGCTGTAATAATCCCATTTGGGGGATTGGAGGACTGAGTAAAATAACCTATCATCTCTCTATGAAATATCTCATCATCCCATTTTTGTTTCTTGTTTTAGGGGTAGGATGTCAGCAAGATACAAATCAAACGGCTAATCAACATTATCCAGTAGTGGAGTCGATACGTAATACCATTAGAGATAGAAAACAAATAAATTGGGGATGGAAGGATGAATCACCTTTATATGGTGATTATTCAGTCTTCGTTTCCGCTACTTCAACACCAGAAGAAATAAAAGCGGCCGTATTAAACGACGCACGAGAACGAACGGAATGGTCGCAAAAATTGAGGGATGAAAAATTGGAAGAAGAACGGGTGAAAGATCAAGTGAATGAGATGCTAACGAAATAGAGCCTTGCCGTGCTATACTTGACAAAATCCCCATTATTTGATGACCTAATCTCAACTCTATGCGTAAACTCATCGCCATTTCATTGTTTGCTTCTGCACTCATGATTCCATTTCAGGCTAAGGCCACATCCTCAAATACGCTCATCAAGTCGCCTGACTTTTCCAGCGTCTACTATTTCGATGGGGAGAAACGCCATGCCTTCCCGTCTGAATCCGTCTTCTTCTCGTGGTATGTGGATTTTTCAGGCGTTCAAACGGTTACATCGCAGGAATTGGGTCAAATTCCACTTGGGTCGAACGTCACAATGCGGCCAGGCACGAAATTGGTCAAAATCACGTCCGTACCGCTTGTTTACGCCGTTGAGGGTCAAAAGCTCCGTCCCGTGAGCACAGAGGCTGTTGCAGGCTCAATTTGGGGGCCTGAGTGGGCAAAACAGGTTGTAGACATCGCAGAGACGTTCTTTATGAACTATGGGGCAGGTGATCTGATTACGAGGACAGAGGATTACAGCCCGGCGGTCGCCCATGCGGGGTATGGTTCGATTGCTGAATTGGTGAAGCCCGTAACTCCCGTGATCGAACAGCCAGTGCAGACGATACAACCAACATCAACACCGCAGACGAGTCAGAATCAAACGACACAGCCAACGGAACCCGTAGGGTCGCAGAATACGGTTACGATTGAACCATGCAAAGTATCGGCTTCATTAACGCTACGCTTTTCTCCAAAATCGGATGGAACTTGGCTTGAACATTATTTTAATGGGTGGACGGATAAAAAAATTGAATATAGTGTTTCGTCTAGTCACATAAACTCATTTGAACATCCTGAATTGATGTTAGTCCTCAAAGGAGATTCTATTGGTATGGTATCACCAATAGCAGGGTGGGATATTAACGAAAAAGACTCCGCGAATACGTTTTACACAACATTCGTAAATATCTCGACGACCGGAACCCATGAGTACGCCTTCACCTGCCAAAAAGAAGGGCAGGAAACGCCGAGCGTAACAAATGTAAAAATTGAGGTCGTGGAATAGTATGGCCGAATCAGAAAACAACTGTACTATAAAAAAGTTAGTCGCATTACATAAGGATATACGAACACTTCTTTGGATTTGTAGTGCAATTTTTACCTTGCTCGTTTCTATTGCCCTTAAACTGAAAATTTTTATCTGGCAGTAAAGATAGTTATAGTCTTACTGATTCGTCTGCTCCCCAGTAAACCGAATCAAGGCGCGTCGAATGGCGTCTAATTCCTCCGGGGGGATGGATTCAATCGCTTTTTGAATCGGAATTTTACGCTTTATCCCAGCGAGAACTTCAATCGTATTTGAGTACATCACGGGAGAGGAAAAGATATTTACCAAAAGAGCGGGAACGCCTATAACCGGATTTATCATTCCCGTAGCGGTAGCAACTCCTGCGCCTCCTCCCAATACTTTAGAAGAAAGTGCGCCACGAATAAAGTCCATCGTCCTATTTTTCGTCGTCTGCGGAACCGTCTGGACGATTTGTTGCACTGTTTTAAGATCATCGGCAACATCGAGAATATCAATTCCCATTTTATTGCCCGCCTCGATCAAATCCTTGCGCTGTTTCCCCTTATTGAGATTCCCGATATTCGCAAGGTAGCTTTGTGCCGTGTCTTTCAATTCACCCGACTTATTCCTGATCTTCGTGCCAATCTTGTCATAAACATCGTAGTATTCTCGATAGAGCGATCTTGCCGCCTTCAATTCCTCCGGCAAGACTTCCTCCGTGAATCCACGAACTTCATTCTTCAACTTCGAAACGAGCGCGTGATATTTCGTTGCCGTACCGTCCACATTCAGGGGAATCGCATCATACGCTTCATCAAATTTATCAACTAAGAATTGAAGATCATCGACGCCTAGTGCGTTCGCCTTGTTCATCTCAACAGCAAGATTTTCAATCTGTTGCCGTTGAATCGGTGAAAAGGGCGTGACTTTTCCGCTAGCTTGTAGCGACACGCGTCCCGTCATCTGTCCTGCCCTATCTCGCAATCTAGCAACACGCAATCCGAACTCTCCCAATGTCTTGTTAAGTTGGGGAAGTTTCGTTGATAGGTCGAATGAAATATCACCCGCGCTCGCCTTCCATGCGTCCTTAGCCGTCGTCCATGCCGTCTGCGCCTTATTTTTCATCTCCGTAATACGCCGATTTATCCGTTCGGCAAGTACCAAAAACGGCTTATCTGGGCTTTCTGTAATGACGTTTTTCAACTGTGCCGCCTTATTCGGGTCGGATGAAACGATCTTTTTCCACCTATCCCATGTCTCGGCTTTGACGCCAGTTAAAATCTCGCCCGTCTTTGATGATCCGATGAGTTTCTTTGCCTTCCCCAAAACACCACCAACGACGGGAATCGCCGCCGCGATTGCACCCTCTGTCTTCGCCTGTTCAACGTCTCCAGTTCCTACGGCGGTGCGTAATATCTGCTCTCCACCCTCCATCCCGGCTCTAATGCCTGTTTTTAAGACACCGCCAATCTTCGGAACCTTTGAAATCATCTCACTCGCCTTAACAGCCGCTTTTGCCTTGCTCGCACCGGGAATCGGGGCCAGAGTCTCTGCTGTTTTTTCAAGGCCATATCCTATCTTCTGGGCAAGGTTCGTCGGCTTAGCAACTTCTGCAAGATTTCCCGTTCCGATGGGTTTGAGTCCGGTCAATTTTGAACCGACGACATCGAGCGCCTCCGCTCCGCTCACGGCAGTACGCAAAATTCCCTTACCGAAACCCGTAACAATATCCATTCCTGTTTCGGGATTACTCATCATTCCGCCTACAGTATCTGTTGACTGTGGGGTTGCAGAGCTCGATTTCAATCCTAATTTTTGCGCGACTTCCTCAACGTCGGCGGGTGTCGGATTCCCGTTAAAATTAACCTTTGTTCCATTCGAGAATGTAATCGTCGCCATATTAGGGTGTAATTGTGTAACTCAATCCACTAGAAGTCGTACCTGACGTGATTTCACCTCCTAGATTAGAGCTTCCCAAAAGTTCATCCGCTTTAGCTTTAACATCCGAATAGACTTGACCTAATCCACTAACATCACGACCCAATCCGGCTTGAATTTTAATCTTTGATTCAAGCGAATTAGAAACGGATTTAACCGTCATCGCCAATACTGCATCCGTAATATCTTTTGTATTCTTCAGATTCGGAAGCGTCTTTGAATAATTGGCAATATCATTATCCGTCAAAACACCAACTTCTCCGTACACACCACGAGCAAGGCCTGGAACGATAGTCACGAGCTGGGCCTTAATGAGTTGAGCCTTTGTATCGTATGGATTATTTTTCCGGATGATTCCAACGATCGGGCCAATAGCTTCATTTTTGATATTTTCTTTAAGCCCTTCGAGCTGATTTATGACTACCACGGCCTTTTCAAACGAAGTAACGGCCGTCGCGTCAACTTTCGATCCACCCGCACTTGCCCGGATGACGCCCATGATATCGCCACTCTGCAATGCCTGATTTTTGAGTACTACGAGAGCTTTGTTAACCTCATCCCTTTGTTTGACTGGGAGATCAGTGAGCTTCATCGTGCTCGTGCCATTAAAAATGGCGAGTGCTGTCGATTCTGCCGCACTTCCTGATCCACTCATCTTTCGTCCAAGAGCGCCGGTCACTTTATCAGCATATGCCTGGGTATCGTATTTAACGCCCTTTGAATTGACGCCCTTCTTCGCTACGGCCTGTTCAGATCCGCCGAGACTTCCGTTCCAAATCATCGCTACCTGTTCGGGCGTATTCCCCGCCGCCAAAAGTTGACCGATCTTCCATCGCGCGACCTTATTCTCATTTTCCTGCGTCATGGATAAGATATTCGGGAACATCTGATTATCTCCCGTCTCGCCTGTTGATTGAAGATACTGCTGTGAGATAATTTTCCATGTCGCGGGCATAAATTGAAACGCCCCACTTTCGCCGCTTGCCCCGCTCACGCCAAATCGACCACCTGATTCCACCTGTGCGATAGCATTCGCTACGTCATCCGCGCTCGCCTGTGAAACATCAGCGATGGGATTCCCACTAGCGTCAAACGTAAATCCTCCCTGCCAACCCGTGATCCGTTCACTAACTGATGGCGTACTCGCTTTTAACTTTTCCAATTCAATAGCGTTTGCGTGCTGTTTCTGCAACAGGTCAATCTGCTGTTCAAAGTTTCGCGTATCATCCTCAATCTTTTGAAGGCGGGCAATCTCCGTATCATACTCCTTCGCTTTTTCCTGATAGGCGAATAGGGCAGTCTGCGCCATGTCTTTGTACTGACCTGACATCGTGGAAAGCGCATTTTGGAAGTTTGCCGCGTTCGTCAAAATCTCCTCGCCACGGGTTGCCAAGGATGCGGAGAGCGCACCGATTCCACCGACACCCGCAGACTTGAAGATTTCGGATTCACCGATAGGGGCTTTCGCAACACCTGTCTTCGTCTTAATAGCCTCTTGAAGTACTCTCAAAGCCTCATTTCCGCTCCCTAGCTCCATAACCCGACCATACGCCTGTTCCTTCTGCTGGCCCAAGGAATTGACCTGTGAGCCTTCGGGGGTCTGGGATAGGGGATTACCCGAAATAGGAGTTACAGCGGGCGTGGCGGGGCTTGCTGGACTCCCTGTGGCTCCGTAATAGCTCAACGTCGTTGCATCCTTCAATTCATCTGGAAGATCGCTCATCGTCGGATAGGCCATCTTATGAACAGATCCCCAATCCGAAGGTGTAGACGGTAATTTACCCTTCTGTTTAACGAAGGTATCAACGGCGTTTTTTTCGATGGTCAAATTTCTTGTGGCCATATTAGTAGGTTTTGTTCGTGAGGGCATCTTGTTTAGCACGATAATTTGAAATGATCTCATTTAGCGTACTCCCATACTGACCTTGTTTTTGAACCTCTTGTGAACCCGTCGCAACCGTACCAGCAAGTCCTGTAAGACCTAATCCCTGAGCCCCCGCCGTCCCTAGCAGATTCTCCGCGTTTCTTGCCACGGCTTCACGCGCGGCCTTGGCCCTAAGTTCAGATGAAGTAGCCATGAGACGATTTCCTTGATTTACCGTTCCCTCATAGAACATACCGCCAAACGGCGTCTGAGCAGGAACTGTTGTTGCATCACCTACACCCGGCTGGGCATAGGCGGAATCCTTGCCAAGTGTTTCAATTGCTTTCCCAGTAAATGTCATACCTGATTTTTCTAATCCTTCCTTAGCTTGTCTGATATTCAGCCCTGCATTTGCTCGTTCCGTTTCAAGTTCTTGCGCCCGCGTCTGTTCGAGCTGAGTCATATTGCTCCGAATATCAGCAACCGCTGTATCTGCAAGTTGTTTGAAATATGGATCAATCGTTTCCTGCTTAACCTTGTTAAACGTCGCCAAAATTTCTGCCGTGTCATATTCGACACCAGGCGGGTATCCCTTTACGACTGTACGCCACATCTCCTTTATATCTGGGGGAAGGTTTGAGGCATCAATTGTTGCCAACGCTTCATCCAGTCGTTTATTGCTCTCGTCCTTAAAGTATTTTGAGGTGTAGTTATATTTTTGTGATTCAGCTTTCAAAAATCCATCAAGTGTAGCCGGAACCTCTTTTGACCAGTTCAGCAGTTCCGCACTCGTTGCATCACGATCAAAATACTTTTGATAGAGTTGGTTGATCCATGTCTTATCAGCATTATCAATCCCCGCCGTTGGCGTCGTAGATGTCGCTGATGCGGATGTCGATGGACTCGCTACCGTTGATTCCGCTGGGATCGCGGCGCGGGTGTCTTTGTACCCTTGCGACAACACAAGATTCTCCAATGTCTTCTGATCTGGGATGGGTGTGATGTTCCCTTTTCCATCATCAGCGTAGAGTTTGACCCCGTCTGCGAGAATCTGCTTTGTCCCGCTGACTGCGGGGGAAGGGGAGGATGCAGGAGCAGGAGCGGGTGCCTGTGACGTGCTTACAAAATTTGAATATGGCGCACGAGTGTCTTTATACCCCATCTGTTGAACATATTTAACTAATGTCGCTTGATCGGAAATATATGTCGCCTTTGCTCCATCCCATGCATATAATTTCCCATTATCGGATAAGATTTGTTTTTGGGAGGATGAGGAAGCCGGTGCGGAAGCTGGTGCGGGATTCACGGGCGAAGATTGTGTCTGTACAGGCGTATACTTATCCGGGTACTTGCTGTACACGGAATCATAGGCCGCTTGCGAGACCTCGATGATTGATCCATTCGATGTTCGTAGTTGCATATAGTTTACATGGCTACCCAAGTAGTTGTGCCAGTGCAGTAGTAAGTCTTTCCACCATCTGCTCCGATGCAAATATCGCCAGCCGTACCGGAAAGTGCTGCATTAGGCGTATTTCCATTTGATTCCCAAATTGTAATTGCGTTTCCTCTAATGAGTTTTTTGAAATATGTTGAAATTGCTCCTCCAGTTTGAAGATATAACGGAGCAGCCGTATTCCCCGCATTCGAGGCATTTAATCTCAACGTCTCAATGGCAATATCGGCCTGATTAACCCAATATCCACAATACGTTCCGACTCCAGTAGCCGGAGAATGAACGATATACTGGCTGTATCCTTGACCCTGATTATTGATATATTGGGCATAGGAACCATGACTTTCATCAGTAATATCTATTTCAAATCCGATACCCAATGCATCATAATCAAGATGAATACCGATACCGGAAGAAGCGGGGTTAATACAATCCACTTTTAGATTCGTCCCCGTCGAGGAACTTTCCATCAAGACATTCTGTCCCGTCGCATCCGTATTAGACCGCCTAAAAAGAACTGTACGAGCTGTCGTCGCTTCACTATTTGTTACGTTTAATCCAAAGGCCGCTCCCACTGGCGATGCGGGAATGGTAATACTCATTACATAATCACTTGCACTTACATCTGATCCAATGGAAGCGAGAATGGCGTTATTGGAATCAATGAGAGCGAACGAATTTGCTCCTTGTGTTGGCGTCGTCCCAGCGGCAGAAATAATACGGATTCTCTGTCCACTCGTCGCGGTTTGAATCGTCCCGCCCGTTACCGTTGAACCCGTAATCGTTGAACCCGAAGAGATACTGCCAAGAAAAGATGCGCTACCCGTCGCTGCATCAATCGTGAACGTAGCTACACCCGCCGCTGCTCCCACGATCCCACCACGATAAATGGCAATGCCAGACCCCCCTGTAATCGCACCCGTTGTCGTATTCCATGTAATATCTCCGGCCTTGACCGCTCCCGCGTAGTCCGTAGAGCCGAAGTTGAAATCTGAAAGGATCGTCTTTGCACTCGAATTAAGACGGGCATTCGTAATATCGGTTAGAATGTTCCCCGAAGCGTCAATCGTGGAAGCAATGGTCACCGTAGACCGAGAGGAAATCGTTCCAATGAAGTCAAACGTCCCGTCCGCGATCGTGTACTTTAATTTTGAGGCGTCGGATGCGGCACCAAAGTAGATACCTTCTGACCCAATGTAGTACCCCGCATGAGTCGCATCCGTGAAACCTGTCTTTTGATATTTAATCGTTCCTCCGGTAAGGGTCAAAGACGCGGCTTCGATATCTCCGGCCCCGGTAATCTTCCATCCTGTCGTACCGGAAACAAACCCCGTAGACTGGATGTAAGAGTCCACCCGAAGACTCCCAGCGCGAAGTTTTGAGACGTTCAAACTTTCGATCTTCTCTCCCACGATACCCAAATCAGTAAACACCTGTCCCGTTTCCGTGATCTGTTCGTCAATACGTGAAGGAATCGGCTCGCGCTGGCCAAACGCATCAAACCCCAATTCTTCAAGGGGTGTCGGATAGCGAAGTTTAGCAATTCCTGACATATTAGATTCCTGTTTCAGCTACAATGACGGCCGTGAGTCCGTAGAACTCCCATGATTTAGTTGTCCCCATCTCACGACCTTCAAACTGAATGAAATATCCGCTCATGGACTTATCAGCCAAAATGTTTACGACCTTTGGAAGCGTCCCAATAGGTTTGAATTTCTGATCTATTTCATTATTTTGATCGAAAATCCGATAGAACAGTTGGAGATTTCCTCCATACCCAGCGTATGCAATGACCTTCTCAATGAATTTCATCACTGAGGGATCACCAAAGTCATAGGCTTTTGTCCTAAAATGAGAGACAATCGGTTTCGTGTTATCGGTATAGATGGGCGATGAATCAATATATCGGCTTTTGACATGCACCTCGCCATCATTCGCACCCAGCCAAAGGTAATCATCACCGCCCGTCAGTCGAGTACACATCGAGGTTAGAGTGTCGTACAATTCCCGCCATCGCCACATTCCCATTGAAATATTGTAGGTTGCAAGGCAATTTGTATATGTAATTCCATTCGCTTCTGTCGCGCCAAGATATAAATTATATTCACCATCTACGATAGAAGATCGCCAATTCGTATAAGTTGAATGACGCAAGAGTTCAATAATGTCGTTTGCAATTGGTGCGGGTTTACCACCTGTTGAAGCCCAGACATTATCTTTGTTCGCCCAGATCAAATAGTCGTCGGACTTCTGAATTGTCCGATTATTAGAACATCCAATATCCCAAACTTTCTTTTTTTCGTCTTGATTGTAGAACCATGCTGATTTTTCCGTAAAGATAACGAACCGATCCCAATTTTCCTCGATTCCTGTGATCTCTTCGGAATAATCAACATCGATGAAATCGCTTGCGACCGTCCATGTGATCGTCCCGGCAGACGGAACGGATGAAAAGTAGACACGATATGGGTAGGTCGTACTACCGATATTACAATTTGCGACATAGAGGCGATCCCGGTATCGCTTAATATACTTCGCCTCCGGCATGTCCGTCGTGTTCGTCGTCCCAAAGGTATTTGTACTTGTAACCGTCCTTGAAGGGATAAACCCGTCTGTCACCCCATATCCAACGAAAAAGGTGTAGCCAATAAAGTCCTCCATTTCAACGTCAATCCCGGCGTGATTTGCCCATGCCGTCTCAGCTCCGGCAATCTCCGTCCATGTGCTCCCGGTTGAGTAAAAGAGTTGCGTATCATCGCTTGTCGCGTCGTCAATCGTCGCAAAAACACCTTGAATAGCAGAGGTACGACGATAGTTAAATAGACTCCGAACAGGCTTTGCTTCCATTGCAGTCCCGATAATGGAATATCCCAAGTCCTTAATGAGTTTTCCCATTTTGTAACAAGGATTACAACCATTACAGACAACAAGTTGATTGTCGCCAGCCAAAAAATGCCCAATCTCGGTAGAGGGTGGTTGGAGGAAGTGCTTAATATGGAACGGGACTTTAGCCATAGCTGAATTTGTAGTATGAGGTTCCATCCATCGTCGGTGCGGCGTAGGTCGTCAAGTTGTCTTTCAGAGTGTCTAAGAATTGATTATAAAAATCCTTAGCCACGTCAAAATTGCGCTTGCGAGTCTCGATCCGGTAGGCGATATAGAGGGGGATCGCATTGAAGAACGCGACGTCTACCCTGTCTCCGAATGTCGAGATCGTATCCAATTTTTTCAGGTATCTGATTTTGATCTTCTGTCCAACGTAATCCGTATCAATAGGGACGTTAAAAATGATCTTTTTCCCGATAATCGTGTACTTCGTTGGCAGACCTGGATTAACGCCTTGCCAGACACTTCCACCCGCAGATACGTTTGTTGTGATTGCAGATGCAGAAATACCACTTAATACACCGGTCGTTTCTGTATTTAAGGTATAGGCGACTCCGTTATTTGATCCTAAAGAAATTGTACCGGCGGTTGAATTGAACTCATAGGAATCCGTGAGAGTCACGGACGTATCCCCAGCGGTAACCGCTGATGAGAGATACCCATGTTTAACCCCCTCAAACTCAAAATCCATATCATCTGGACTTAGGTATTCGAGTGGTTTTGACGTACCAATTCGTACATCCAAAACGGCCTTATTAGAGATTGCATGTTTAATAGGGTATGTGAGACTTGATAAAGCAAATTCATTCTCATTTTCCGTTGTCGTCAAACTCGTCGTGTCTGTAACAACCTCAAAGCTCCAATCCTGTTTTTGTGCAATCTCTCTAAGACAGGCATTCACATCTTTATAGAGTATTGCCTCTGTTGCGTAGTCCGATCCGATTGTGACGCCTACTAAATTACATCCTTCCGTTGCTAATTCTCCAAACGAATCTGCATCAGCTCCCGTATAGTTCACTCCATCGGAATAATCCGAATAGATCGAATCTGACGAGTTCTTGAATCTAACAAATCCATATCCTGTGGAGTTCGTGAGATCGTTGTAGATCGTTTCAGGGCGATCTGCGCTGACAGTAACCGTGCTTAATACTGATTTCGCTCCCGTTAAAGTCGTTGCTCGTGAAAATTCGACCTGGTTATAATCGATCATTGTCACCTTCGCTCCCGCGTAGTGATCAAAAACAGTATTTGACGCGAGTGTAACCGTCGTCCCCGTTGGTGCAGTAGATGTATGGATTCTAATAATTTCCGATGTCGGTTCTCCAAACTCCCCAATCAAAATGTATTTCCCCACGGCAAATCCTGTAATATTATCAACCGTAATCGTACCCGAAGCAGATGCCTGATCTGCTGTGAGATGGGCTATTTCACGTTCAGAAAGAAGGGATGAATTGAGGACAAAAAGTAACATATTAGGAAATGGCTAAAGTAGGCTTGATTGATCCAACGCCGATCTTTGGCTTAATAGAACCGATAGAAAGTGCGGGATTAAGCGTGTTAGTTCTTAACGTTGGCTTACCGGTCATCGCATAATCACGTTCCCATAGAACATCGCCAGAATCATCCTCTTTAAGGATGTCTCCTGATTCATCTTCAAGTTCTATTGGCCGTTCAGGCATAATTGATTATTGGCCCCGCTTTTTACAGCGGGTTAAGAGGTCAATCATCGCTCGCGTGTTCCTCTCGGTATCGGATCATCCATTCTCGTGGCATCCTTTCGGATTCGGATTCCTCGGTAGGAGGAGGACAAGGGATGGTTTGACTTGTTTCTAGTGAAGGTTCGGAAGGTGCTAAAGGTTCTTTTTCCATTTCATCCTCATCATCTATTTGACTGGTTTAATGCGGTTTTCTTATCGTTCATCTGTTGTATCTGTCCTGCTAAATTCGCAACCGTAACCTTTACAGAATTGATCTCATCCTTAATTTCAATTTTTGCACAAGCGAGTTGCCAAACACCGACAATGATCGATGCTCCACAAGCAAGGGCTGTTGCAAGCGGAATGTAGTGGTGCATGATGTTTCCTCCTTCTTTCATATCAATCAATTAAGTACGCACGTTGAGTAAAACCAGTGGGAGAAGATGCACCAGATGACGATACAGTGTATGTGATCCTCACTTCACCACGACCACCGGAACCACCGAACGTATAAGAACCTGAGCTATTTCCCGATCCACCGCCACCACCAGCGATTCCTCCATCACCCGGAGTGACGCAACTGAGTCCGCATGATCCACCGTTTGTACCACCTGTTCCAGCTGTCCCACCAGTAGAGAATTGCGTTCCACGGCATCCTCCGCCACCGCCATAATCTGAACCACCGTTTGCTCCATTTCCGCTAGAGGCTGTCGTTCCATTTGCGCCCGTGCCAGCGCCTCCACCGCCACCGGAACCACCATTTGAAGCTACACGATAGCCAGTACCACCAGAGTATTTGGTATCTCCAATACCATCTGCGGCCGCCCCACCCGCACCTGCGGTGAGATTCGTTCCACCACCACCACCCTTTGCGAGTACGGTTGAAACGTCTATAAACCACGAATCACCGCCTGCGGTTCCATTTCCATTGTTGCCACCTGCGCCACCAGTACCAACGGTAACCGTATAGGAATTTCCTGGTGTTACAGCGATTCCAGTTTTCTTTGAATATCCACCACCGCCACCTGATCCAGTGTTGATAGTCGATACGCTCGTTCCGTATCCACCACCTCCACCACCCCATACTTCCACATCTACTGATGTGACTCCTGTTGGTGCTGTCCATGAAGTCGTTGAGGTATACGTATCAGTTATTGCATTGGCATTCTTAACATTCCAAAGAATAATTGACGAAACGAGAATCGCCAAAATGAGTATTTTTGTTAACCAGGGCTTTTTCATATCTATTGTGTCCTTCTGAATTGAAGTTTGATCTCCGCATTCCGTGGGAGCGAATTAGGCACGTTCAAGATACTTCCATAAATTTTATCTCCCGCCGTCACTGTTCCGTTCGTTGATGAGATCGTGACCGTCGTCGTGGACATTGCCAAATCGCTATCCGTACCCCACGGGTCAATATGGAGCCAGCGATTCAGCATACTCACGTTCACCGTCCCGTTTTCCTTCTTCACATCGATCTGCGTACTCGTTCCACCAGCGCCCGCGTATTGGAGCGTTGCCGTCGCATACACAAGCGTCCACGTACCCTGATAAGGCCAGGTGTAAATTTGAGTTCCTGTCGTTATGACCATGAGGTATCCATCCGATGAAGTCGCCGTCCAAAGTGTGAGGGCTTTTGGTAGGCAATTCATTCCATCTTCCAGACATACACGCTTACCGCTAACCAAGAGCGATGTCACTCCGATATTTGTCGCGGTCGTATTGGTGAATGTCGCATTAAGCCCACCAAGTGCGGTTGCGTAGACTCCCGTACCTGTCGCGTTTCCAAAAATTGCATTTGTCCAACCCAAGGAAGTGGTAAACCATGCCGTACTCGTCCCCGCCGTAACGGTTAATTTATTGAGTATAGAATTGGCTGAAATGTATAGATTTGTGGATGTTGCACCGGTGGAGTTTGCGGAGAAGGAAGCTGTACGGATTGTGGTAAAGATTCCTATAGAGGCGTAAATTGACGCGCCGGTGGCGTTGGTGAAGGAGAGCGTTGTATGCGTTGTTGATCCCGAGGAGAACGCACCGGAGATCGCGAGTGATGCGCCAGTCGCACTGCCAAAGTTCAACGTCGTCACCGTTGATGACCCTGCGGTAAACGCCCCTGTCACATTCATGCTTGATGCGGTCGCATTCCCTGCCGAGAAACTTCCGGCGACGGTGAGGGTGGAGGTGGGGGCGGTGGAGCCGATGCCGACTTTGCCAGTAAAAGTAGATACTGTTTTATTGACATAAAATCCAACAGGTATCGATGATGTGGATGCAGAAGCTGAATATGTTCCGTAGTTGTTTACGCCAATAATGACGTCACCATTATCTGCTACACCTATGGTATTTTTGCTTAAAGCATCATTATAAAAACTGAAAATACCATTATTCTTATAGAATCCACCAGTATGTGAATTTCCATAACCACCATCAAGCGTTCTATCACCCATTGAAAAAAATGCTTCACTGCCAAAGAAACCTACTACTCCATTAGTTGATGCTTCTAATATATTCTTCCCAGAAGTATTTCTGATACCGAAACCAGAATACGCTCCGCCAAAATTCTGCAATGCTCCTGAAAAAAGTGTTGAATTAACTGTTCCTCCAATAGAAAGTAATGATCCCGTTGCACTCGTAAAATTTAGCGTGGTGACCGTCGTTGAAGCCGCCTCCAATGTCCCCGTGAGGTTCAAACCCGTCCCCGTAGCCCCTTGGAAGCCAAACCATGTCGTATCCCACCTTGTGGAGGTTCCGTTTGTTATGGTGCCTGTGGGGGCTGTAAAGCCCATATTAAATATAGGGGTAGATGTAGCTGACCGTCCGGCGTTCAAAACCTGGGTTAGTTGCGGTATAAACGACGATCCGCTAGCAGGCCAAGTCGTAATACAACTATCTCCCGTAAGACAGACCGTCGTATAAATGCCAGTCGTAGCTGAGATGTTCGTTCCTGTTGCGTTCGCAAAAAGAAGTGTTGTTGCGTAGAAATTTGTAGATGTCGTATGCGTTCCTGTTGCATGATTCCATGTGATATTTGTGACCGTTGAAGATGTCACGTTCAAAGCAGTAAGTCCGGTCGTAGAAGCCATCGTCGCAAAAAGGTTTGCAACGGTAATCTTTTTATTTGAGACACCAGCTTCATCAACGATGGGAAGAATGGCCGTTGACGCAACACTTGTTGCATTCTCCATGTCTGAAATTTTTGAACCCGCGCCAAATGTTTCGCCAATGCTTTTCTGTATTCGATAGTAAAAACCTCCGCCAATTAGCGTAAGGATTGCAATGATGACAAGGATTCTTTTATCCATATATCACGGCATGGGATTGCCCAATTCAACGTTACTCAGAAGCGTTCCAGAAATAATCTGGTAGGATGGAGGATCAAACGTCCCACCACACATAAAAAACGTTTGTGAGTTCAGATACGGACACTTTTTTCCATTTTTAATCCTGTAGATTGCTGAACTGTCATTTGTCTTCACATCTCTCCCTTCGTACTTTTGAATCAGTTGTGCGACCGTTGAAGGCTCCAAATCAAGCGCAACATAGCCTTCAATATTGCGAAGGTTATCCGTTGGAACGTAAAAATCACCTTTATCACCCCAGTCCTTACCAAAAGAGTTCTGAAAGACGATTAAATCACCTTTTTTTCGATAGCCTTTTGAACAGACGGCGTGACCGCCAACGGGGACGCCATACCCCCAACGAAGAATCCACGGGGCTTTGAATCCTCCGGTCTGATTGTATGAAGACCTCCATGTGAATCCCGTATGGATCGTGTGGTTTTCATCTAAGGCTTTTAGCCATTGATTACGGCCAATAACACGAAAGAAGCTCTTTGCCTTATGAATCGCCGCATTTTCCGTGACAATGACATCATTTCCGCCTGCGGAATATGTCTGCCAAGGGATATGCGACTCTGGCAATAAGGATTCTTCCGCAATGCCGAAATCCACCCCCGCCTTCTGAGCTGAACGAAGGTTAGAGAATCCATTTTCTTTGATATATCCCTTCAAGCGCGAATATTTGACGATTGATCGAGCAGAAAGGGCAACACCCTCATCCGGCTCTCGTGAACAGGCATAACTCTGAAAGACACAGTTGTTATATGGAGACTGATCTTTGGTTGAGAATGTTTTTATGATTCGTTCATCATGTTTTGGATGATATGTGAATAGATCACCAAAAATTCCGTATTCAAAATCACGTTCATCTTCTCCATTTGGAAGCATCCCACCAACGGGAATATATTTCCCATTTACGTTTTCCTTAAAAAGATGGCGCGTGATTGATTCGATCATACGTTTTTGTAGGTTGACTCGTGCTTCACTAGATCCCATTCAATCTTTCCATCCATAATCGGAAGTTCAACGCCCAAGACCTTACAGAGCGTCTTTAATTCTTCCTCGTTTTGGGCCTCACAAAGCAGAGCATATCCTTTTCCATTTTCCTGTTTTGCTATTTTGAATTGCGACATAGGTGTAATCGTTAAGGTATGAAGTTGAGCCGCCCAAAACTTAAAATCCCATGCAAGTGTCTTAATTGAATTTCCACCCTGATCGTAATGATCGTTAATAAACCAATTCTTTCCGTACGTTCCCTTAAAGAGCTGAACCGCATGATTTGGAGCTTTTAACGTACGCGTATAGATTCCATTTATAGGCTTATCCCACGCATGAACGGCTACCCGAAGCGTTCCATGACCCAATGCCTCATAGAGTTCATCTGGGCTTAGACCAACATACATTGAATCGAACGTATAAACATCCAAACTTCGCTTTCCCTCATCGAATATGAGTTGTGGAGGCTTCACCATGTACTCATCCCATGAGGTAACCGTTTTTGCGTTGGGCCATCGTTCTTCTGGAACAACACCATAGATGGAAAGAGCATTAGCTGTTCGTGAAAATGTATTCCCTTCTTTCGTATTACCACTCACATACGCGGCGAAACGATCTGAATAATTATGCGTCGTTCCGTAGACACGCTTTTCATACGACTCATTACAGTTATATAGAGAGAAGTTTGTACAATTTAATGAATCGAATCCATTTCCCATCTGCGTTTCATACTTTGGAATGTACAAACTCCAATCTCTCTCTGGAATAAGAACAGATGAAATTGAATCACCGCCGAATATTCGGGAGCCAACTGGAATTTCCTCATGGATATACCCTCCGTAATTCATACTATTTTTCTCGAATACCCATCTTGACTGTTACGGCTTCTGCGCCGCCAGCGAATAGTGCAATTAGTGCTTGAAGATAAGACTGCGTATTTTGATCTAGGTATCCTTGAAGGCCAAAATAGGCCACCGTGAGGGATATTGCGCCAAAGATGTACGTTTTCTTACCGTCCAACCACGCGAGAATAATTTGAAGTGCTGACATATATTTGGAGGCGGATCCCAACGAAACCACCCCGATTACGATTTAGAAAGCAAGCACCGTACATCGACCAGGTGCTGTCGTTGTCGTTGCTTTGAATACCATCCATTCGAGAGGTTGCCAGAGAGGAAATTCTGCACCCATATAGGTATCTGTCGCTACACCAGCAGGCCATCCGAGAATAACGTCTAATGTAGATGTTGTGCTCGCAATTGCCTTGCCATTCTGCGTCGTCACCATCGTTTTGATGAATGGCGACGTAGATGTGACATAGGCGTTTGATGATGTTCCTACGTTAATAACGAATGATCCAACCTTTGCCGCAGTCGTTGAGGCAAAAATTGGAGCAACGTCAGCAATTCTTAGAGCCTGTCCAGTCGTGTTCTGAATAGCACAAAGCGTATTCGTTGCTGTCGTTGGCGTTACAAACGTCGAAGATGCGTAGAACAGCCCATAGAATCCGTTAGAATTGACAACATTTCCAGTAAATGTCGCTCCGCTGGAAGCTGTAAGAGAACCAGAAGCAGAAAGGGTTGCCAGTGTCGCCGTTCCCGTTGCCGTGATATTTGTCGCAGTAATCGTCTGAATGATCGCATGAGTCGTCGATGCGATCTCATTGATGATCTCCATTCCGGTCTGTGTCGTCCAACCAACACCAAGTGGCTGTGGTGCTGACTTCTTTGATACCGTGATAAGTGTCATTGACGAGATGAGAATCACGAGACCAAGAGCGACAATGAGGAGTTTTTCTTTATTGATCATATTATTTCACTTTGTAGACGTGTGTGTAACATCGCCAATCAATATCAACGCTTGCTTCGCCAGTCACCTGAATTTCGACGTTTGGACTGGATACGGAAAACCCTACATCCCATCCCAAATCAGTTTCGCTGGCTATTTTTACCGTATCACCAATCTGTTCGACCGTTCCGGCAGAATCACGGAATACGCCGGAAATCTTATAATGCGTCGCATCCCCGGCAGTACCACCGCTAGATGTCGTATTTCGGGAAGCGACGATAAAGGATTTAACTGCATAGACGCGCTCAGTTGGAACATTGATCGAATCAATCGCCGTTACCGTCGCATCAGTCGTTGCGAGACCTTTATCGCGCCTCTCAGGATGTGCGATAGGAAAATTTGCCATAATTAGTTAGTTGTTAATAGTTCAAGAGTGATAATTCCCGCCGTTGACGTCGTATTCTCCTTCGCGCTCACCCGCATACATTGGGAAACCGAATCGGGGAGATCGAATTTCCCGCCGTAGAGCGTTCCCGATGCCGTCACGACCGTATGCCCGGTCACGCCGTCGTACGGGAATCGATAGGGAAGACCACTCGTATTCGTTGAGTTGACGAACGTGATGTTCGTCGATGACGTATCCGTGAAGAATAAAGGATTATAATTTTTACAATTACTATCCAGAGCCTCTTCAATCAGGACGTCGAAACTCGAATCATGCGATTTCGGAAGATACCGGAAAGCGAGAGCTTTCTTTCGCATCCCATCCGTCGAAACGGTCGAAGTGACCGATCCCGCCCCGGTAAACGCGGCGGAGAGCGTCGAAGATGACGCGAGGGTGCTGTATCGTTCGTTCTCCCCATATCCCTTCAGGTCATTTTTTATTCCCAAGACATACCAAAGACCCCCAACGAGGATGATGATGAGCAAGGCGATAAGGATTTTTTTCATACGATATTCTTTCGTCCCCCCTCCCCGTTTTATGGGGGAGGGGGAAACAAAAGGATTAGTCCGCATCCACCGCCGGGAGAATCATGGCGGAAGCCGAATTATTCGTTTCTTCGAGAACCTTAATGTTATCAACACGCATTGCATTTCCAAGGTTTGCGTTATCTGCAATCGTCGTACTCGTACCCGCGAAGAAACAATTACGCGCCATTCCCGTTGGGTTGGAATCAAGCGTAATCGCCGGAATCGTTGTCCCAACGGTTGCCACGCGAACGTCCTCCATGAAGAGGTTTGTCACCTTCGCGGCATCAATAATTCCACCAGTCACACACTCACCAAAGCATCGAATGTTCCTCAATGTCATGTGACTACACGCCCCTTCAATGGAGATGAAGGAGTTAATAGCCACCGTTTCATTGTAGAAGTTAATGTCTTCAATCGTGAGGTAGTGTGAAGCGGCTTCAATCGTGATCATGTCAACGACATTTTTAAGCGTCGTTGAACCAAGCGCCTGAATGTCACGAATCGTCACACCCGCGACTGCTCCTACGTTGATCACAGATGTTTGAGCATCCGTACCCGGCGCTGCGAATATGAAGCCTTGAAACGTGATATTTGCACCAGAAATATCAACGCCATCAACGGCCCCATTCACGGTAATCGTTGGTTTTAATTGACCATTTCCAAGTCCGCTGATCGTCATTCCCGTTACCGTTGGGGTAAATGCCGTTGTCCATGTTTCCGTATGACCCGGATAGACAAGCATCGTATCTCCACGATCATCCCCGCCATCGCCATCGGAAGCGTCATGCGCGGCTTCCATTGTCGCGTGAACTCTCACACACCCATCAGAATCTACGGGGTACATTTCCTGAAGGTAATTTGAGAGAGCCGTATCGGACGAAACATGAAAGACCTTGCCCGTACGAGGCATCGGAATCGCACTTCGTCCGTAAACTGAAAAGGCATTTTCCATAAGTTATTTGTCGATATTCTTCTTAAATTCCTTTCGTACTTTCTTTGGCGTCCCATCGACACCAAGAGTCGTAGGAATGACTGGTGTTTCTTCCTCTTTTTGCTGATCAATTGGCTCATCGATAGACGACGCAGATTCAATAATTGGATCTTCAACACCCTCATATCCGACTAACCGACGGGTATTGATGAGTAATCCAATATCCTCAGCAGAAAGTGTCGTCATCGTCTTATCCGTATCATTCAACTTGAAATCTACGGCAGTTGTTTTCTTTCCATTAGCGAAGTGAGGAGATGCGCTAATGACTTCAATTCCATTTAGTTGCATATGATTAAAGGGAGGGAGGATTAGTCCCTCCCATCATCAATTACGCTGATCCATCGCCCTTAGAACACTTGATCCAAGATGCTCCACAGATCACAATGCCGTATCCTGCGCGGACGCCGTACTCCCAGTCATCCGTCGAGAAGTCTTCGGCGGCGTTCAAATTCGCAGGCATCTTCAGATGCGGTTCCTCCCAAATGCCGAGATATGCCGAGGACATAGCCGATGACGCGATACCCCAGTAGTACCGTTTGTCGGTATCAGGGGCCCCAGCCGCTGTCATGGCAATGCGAGGGAGAATGACGTGGCGATACTTCGCCGCGTATACGTTCTTCACACCTGAATTACCACCATCAACTGCGGCCGATGATTGGAGATATTCACGCGCCGTATTAACCGTATTTGGATCGTTTGTCGTCCACAGGATGTCAAACGTCCCATCAGACACCGCTTCTCCAAGTTGGTTGTAGGTATTCTCAACAACCAAGCGCTCAATAGCTTCAAGCGCACCCTTAGAAATCTTCGGGTTACCTGCGAGAATGTTTCGATATTGCGTCGAAGATCCAGCGAGCGTATGAGCGGAATAAGCAAGCTGATATGTATCTCCAACTGTCGTTGCAACCGTTTCACCGTCCTTATCCGTGTAGGACGTAGACGCCATGAAACTCAGACGAAGTGAAAGGTCGAGCTCCATTCGATTGTCTGCAAGCGTACCGAGGTTTGTGAGACGCGCGACAACATCGGAATATCGATTACGCGTACGCATTTCGTACGTGATGCCAATATCCTTAGCGATGCGATATGGGGTCATCGTCTTCGAGTACCCCTGTTGAACGGATGCGCGATCCGCCTGATCGCCCTCTCCCTTACGTGAGGCATACTGTTCGAGGTCAATTTCCGTGAAATCACGGGAATCACCGCTGTTTGCCGGGATCGTTTCAATTTTGAAAAGTCCCGAACTGCGTGCCGCCTTATCAACACTTTCCTGTGCTTTCAAAAACAGGTGAGGCGTGATAGATGACAAGTCTGAGAGACTAGCTGTATTTAATTCCATAACAGTTTATTGATTAAGTTTTTTATGCCGCACCTGCGACTCCCATTCCTTCACATCCCAAATTCAAGATAAACTTTCCTTTTGTGGTCGAAATGACTTCGACACACTGAACGGCATCATATGTTGATGCTCCACGATTGACCGTTGAGGCATCGGTGAGGTCTTGGAATAGACCTCGATCAGCCGCAACAAGACCGGACGTAACTGATCCAATCCATTCAACGTTCTTTTCCACAGGTACTTCCACAGGAACAAGACCAGCGGTCGTGTATTCCGGTGATGCAGACGTGATTGCCTTACGAATAACTCCGACGTGTGCCGTAGGAGCAGTCGATGATGTGGCGGCGGTCAAATAGCCTGATCCATTCCATGCAACGATAGAATCCACGCTACATGCAGTAGATGTTGCGAGTGGACGCCACACGATCTTTGTCTTTCCATTTACGCGCTTAAAGCTCATAATTATTGAGTTTTCTTCGATTTAGCGCGTCTACGGGGCTTACATAAAAAAACGCAAACGTCCGTAAACGCTTGCGCTTTTTGCCCTATGGCTCACAACGGGGTGGCTCCCGCGAATCAGCAAGTATGTTTTTTTAACGCGGGTTCTCTCCCTCGTTTCTTCACTTGTTAAGTACAACATAACAAAATGACTTGCTTAGTTGCAAGTCCCTTAAAATAAAACAAAACAAGCCTTTTTTAGACTTGTTTTGTGGATCTGCAACCCTTTTATTCTTTTGTGTCAAGAGGTGTGGCTTCCAAATCTTTTTCCTCTTTTTGTTTTTCGATGAGATTAAAGATGCTCTCCATCCGAATTGCCTGTGTGTGGGGTGCATCGAAGATAAGACTAACAACCTGATCCTTGATTTGATTTGCCAAGGTTGGAATCCCTTGGGCGATGGCCGTGATTTCAAGGAAGTTTAGCCCATGCTCGGCCATGTCCCTGATGTACTTATTGGCAAAGTCATACCGAATCGCATCCATGACATCGCCTTGACCCTTTTCCTCAATCGTAATGAGGTCGAGGGTGTTATTGTTGAGTTCTACCGTTCCACCATCCTCAAAGAGAACATTGACCTTTCCATTCTCATTTGGGGTAACCGTCTTGATTTCTCGTGCTCCGATAAACATATTAGTTGAAGAATGTGTCATTAATTTCATACTCATTACCAAACAATTGTGAATCCTTTGCCGTCACTTTCACCTTGAAACGCCAAATTCCATCTTTCGGTGTAGCGCAGGGTGTCTTGTCAAGAACATCAACAGAAACGTACTTATGACGACGAGTGAATAGATCGTATCGCATCTCTCGATCCATACCATCTTCGGTTTTGATGCAGATCATCTGCTCCTCATGCCATCGACCATTTCCATCCTTCTCAACGATGTCTTTGAGCAAATCTTTCCATGAAATAATGGCGAGTTCTTTCCCTTCCTCAGTTACCCATGTCCTCAATTTTCCTACCTTCCCACGTTCCGCTTTGTGTGCATCGTCGTACTTTCCAAGTCCAGACTTCGACGCGGCATATTCAAGACGGGAAATCTGCTTTTTCTGTTCGTCGAGTTGATCGAGAATCTGATCGAGTTTTGTTTTATCGATCTTGATTTTCCCGTCCTCATCGGGAACAAGCGTCTTTTTTTCTTCTGACATAGATTGCATTGATTGATCCTCTTCGGAATCCTTATTTTTAGAACCAAGTGGGCGTCCCATAGTTATTTGCGGATGACGTGTGATGCGTCTTTTAATAGATCAGCATCGGTAAGGCCTAATTTCTTTGCAAGATCCTTTTGATCGGCTGTCAATTCGCCTTCCTTTGGCTTCTGCTGGCCTCCTGAACCGCTTAGACCCATAACAGAGCCTAAACTGCTCACCGGGGCCGCAGAACCGCCTGTAGCGAGCACGTAAGCCTCTCTAGCACGCTCCATAATCGCCGTTTGAGTCGTTGCGGGCTTGCCCGGATCAATTCGATTAAAATGGAGCTCGATCTTAGCCCGCAGTTCCTTGTCATCACCGGCAAGCGTGGAGAATGCGTAGTTTTTATGCTCTGTAACCTGAGACTCAACGAACGCTTTTTGATCTTCCTCCAATTTTTCCTGTTGTTGCTTAATGCTTTTTTCCATTTCGGTTAATTTACCTCGTTCTTCCTCCGTCATGTCACGGTATTTCTTAAAATTGAAATCTTTGTTTTCCAATTTTTGAAGTTTCGTCCCTAAATCAGCGATCTTATCGTCTTTTTCCTTTGTGATCTGTTGAATTTCCTCGTCCGTTTGAACTTGAACCTCATTACCTTCTGCGTCGTAGAGAACTTTTGGCATAATCTATTTTGATGATTTAGGTTGACGTGATTTTTCAGCATCATTTAGCAGGGATGATATGGCTTGAAATGCGCCTTGAAGCTGGATAAGCTTTGTATTCGTCTCTTGTATATACACTTTCCATTCTTCTTGCTTCCTTACCGCTTCCTCACGAAGCGCGTTAAACTCATCTTCTGCGGCCTTCTTCTTTTTTTGCAGAGACGTGAGATCGATCATTTTCAACTTACTTTTTAGGTTCATACAATGTCGTGCTTATTATATTGCTCGTTTTGAAGTGAGCTTTTATGAATAGATGACAATTTCTCAAATTCCTCACTGACCTTTGAAATGCCATTGATTGAACCGCGACCAATCAATGTCGATTCCCAAGTGGGGGAGAAACAGGCCGTATAATCCAATTGCTCGTTTGCGAGATATGAGAGAACAATCTTAAACGCCGGATTTGAGCAAAGCGTAAACGCATTGGCGCACAACCTGTCCTGCTCATCCTTTTCCATCTCATTGAAACTCTTTGCATCATGTGTAAGTCGATAATGACGCCTTACAAGCTCCACCGTATCGACGGGGTAGAGCCATTCAGCTAGACGTTTACGCAATTCTTTGAGCATGGTTATTTCTTCTTCTTTTTTCCACCTTTTTTACAGGCCATAGTTATTGCATGAGCGCATTAAGCGATGGTTCTTTTGTTTCAAGAGGTTTCATGATTTGTGATTCAACAGGAGATGTGCCCGGAAGCTCACCAGCCATCTGTGGCATTGCCGAATCAGGCAAGAAATACTTTTCTGGATCTTCTTTATTTAGAATGGCAAACCGGCGCATGTGATAATGGAGATTTAGCCGTTGAATACCGAACAGGGCTCCGGCTTCCTGCAAACTCTTAACATAAAGTACGCGATCAAGAGCCGTACTGTCTTTCTCTGTCGGATTGACCGTAATAAACCACTTCGCCTTGATCGTCCGTAGCTCATCAGGATTCAGGTACACCTTGCGCGTTGGGATCCCCGAAGATTCAGACAAAAAGTCCTCCTCAGCCATTATTTGCTCCTCGCTCATCATCCCAGAGAGTTCAGGATTCATTGAGATAATTTTCCGCCCTTCCCGTCCATCTTCGATAGGAGACTTAACCGTAATCGTCTGATAGACCTTTCTGATCTCCTGTTTGATCTGGTCAACTTCTTCCCCGATGGGTCGCGTCCAATTTTCGAGGATGTTGTATGTCCGAAGCCATGCAAGCCTGCGCTCAAATCGAAGCACGCCCCAAATAACAAATCCGAGCTTCATCATCTGCTGTTTCTTCAACTCAATGATCTCCGTTGCCGTCTGCTGGCCCTGTTCGACATTCCCGCTAAACGCCGGGCTTGTCGTTTTCTCATCGACGATCTGCTTCACGAGGCTAAAAACATTGAACTCCGCTGGGGTAAGCCCTTGATTCAACAGAATAGGGCTAAGACGCGTCGGATCAACGTTATTCGCGATATGACCCGGATCAAAGATACGCGGCGAGAGCGCCCGCCCAGTGTTATTCGCCATCGGCGGCTTCACCTTCTGCTGGAAGACAGTCACGATGGACTTAATCATCTCATCCAATAATGCCTGCTCAACCTTCGTCTTCGATGGGATAGAATTGGAATATGCAAAGAACTTTGAAATTGGTTCAATAGACAATTTAGCCAGTGGATACTCACCAGAAGGGGAGATAGCAGTAAGTGGAAATCGAATGGGGAGCATCATTACACCATTCACCATAATCATCATCTCATTGCCCCATTTGTCGTAATATTTCAATATTTCACAGGTGTTTGCTTCAAGTTTGAGCAATGACCAATCTCGATAGGCGATATTGTCCGCTGGTACAGTTTCGGCGATCTTACGAGGAACGTACTTCCAGCGTTCCCAACTTCCATAAACACTTTCGGCTTTTTCATATGTCACGACATCAACCGTAATAATGTATGGCTGTTCCCATTCGTCAAACTCCTTAACATTCCCTAAAAAGACCTGTGTTCCATTCTTCAATCGCGCCTCGCATTGCGTATATGCCTTCGTCAGTTTCTTATCCCATCGAATTGATTTAAGATTCGAGAAATCAATGCTATGACCCTTGATCTCTTTCTCAACTCGCTGACGCTCAATGGTTACTTCCTCAACAAAGCAATCACCTTGGTCAAGCGCTTCTTTGTAGATTAAAGGTCGTTTGTCATCGTACATCTCGATCTCCCGGCTCTTTTTGATCATCGCCTCCATCGTCTCCCCGATTCCGACGATCATCATGTCGTCCTTATCGAACGCCTCAACGTTTGGTTCAAGGTTGTAGTTCAAGAGCGCAGAGAGGATCGTATTTTCTTTTTCCCGTGTCGTTCCCGTCACAATTCGAGTATCAATCTTGTTCAGCTTAGGAGGAATGTACGCATTAGCCGCCTTTGAGTTCGCTTCATACCGAGTCAAAAAATCCATGTCATCAAACTCGACATGGTTCGTATCACGCTGATTTTTTGCGCTTAGAATACGCTTAATAATCATGCCGCGATACTCGGCTTCCTCGTTCGTGTATTTGATCAACTCTGGCTGTTTTTCGGAGGACATAAAAAGATCCCCTTCGGGATCTCTTGTTAGGCATCTAAACGGCGGGACATCACATACCGTCGGTTAGAAGCCTTGCAACAGCTCCCAAACGTTTGTGATGTCTTCTATTGTTTTCAACTTACAATTACATTATGGAAAAACGAGATGCTTAGTGTCAAATCAAAGCATAGCGGTCATAGCGTTCGTTATCGGATTCTTTATTTTCATCGACGGTAAGCAGTGGGCGCAACCCTTCCATTCCATATCGGCAAGCATCCATTCCGTGATTCCAAAGATCAATAGGCACATTCAAGATAGTACCGTTTTTATCCGTTTCCCACATATATTTACGGTATTCCTTGATCAAATTAACACTTCTCTTTGTAACGGAAATACGTTGATCTTGGATAAATTGAATCCCATGATTCACGCTATCCTTTCCCTTTGCCGCGCCAGAGATCATCACACCATGCAAAGCAATCTCGTCTATGCTTTTCGGTTCTGAACTGTCTGCAACTGTTAAAACAGTCGCCTCCTGTTTCTTCAAAAAGTCTGCAATTTGACTATTTTTAAGTCCTTTTTGATATAGAATCTCATCAAAAATATAGCCTGAATTAAATCGGTAAATATCAATGATTGCCGTTGGATCGTTGGAATACCCAAAATCAAGTCCACGTCGCTCCAATCGTGCCTCATGAGGAACCTCATCAATGATTGCCCAATTCTTAAAGATACGCCCTTCGACAACGCCTAACTGACCTAACCCATATACTATCCACCAATTCTTGTTGCCCTTATGCGATTCAATTTCACGGATCGTAGATTCATCTAATGCCTCATTGTCCTTATATGTTAGCGTAATAAAATCAATATCATCACGCTGATTCAACATCTCTGTATAAAACCAAAATTCTTCACTCGGATTCCAGTCAAGCCAAACTACTTCATGAGTACGAGTGATGAGCTGATCGACAATGTTATAGGCAAGATTATTTGCTTCGTTGATAAATAAAACATCCCGCCTAGGCCCGTGAGCCTTTCCATAGTTATCCACACTATAAAACTCCATACGACAACCAGTCTCAAACGTATAGTCATGTTTCGTTCCATGCCAACACTCATCTTTCCAATATCCCCGATCCTTCATGATCATTTCAAAGTCGCGCATGACGCCCTTTTCGAGATGCGGATAGGACTCTGAAACAATCGTAACGATCTTTGGAACCTTTTGACTCTGACAATAGTCTATAAGCCAAATTAGAATTGAGATTGTCTTTGATGCCGATGTCCCTCCGGCTACGGCTCGAATACGCTTACGTAATTCAAAAACACGTCTAGTAGCAGACGTGTCTTGAAAATTAAACTTTTGCAGTTCCTCCGTAAATAGGAGTGGGGAGTGGTTTTCCATCGGATGTTACGTCAATATGTTCTCCGTATTTCTTTGGCTTCATTTTCGACATCAACCATTTGCGCGTGTCGATCTGCAAACGACGATGACCAAGCATGTCACCTTTCTTGATTTGTTTCTTTCCATTCGGAAGATAGGTAATCTCATCGCCGACCAACGGGGTATTACAAATATCAATCAATTCTTCCGCCATAGCATCTGCTGATTCTTGCTTTGCTTTCTCGTATTGTAGAAGAAACTTGTCATGTTCTCTCATCCATTTGAAGACGGTAACTCCACTTGGCATCCCTTTAATTTTGCAAACAGTTCTCAAAGATTTTCCCTGTGATAATTCAAAACATAAAGCATCTGCTTTCTCTTGTGTAAATTCTGACGGTCTACCGCCTGCATGTTTTGCCATATTTCGTGTATTTTTGGATCAAATCTGTTTTGGTCATACGGGACGATAAGCCTTCAAAAGTTCCTCCTGTCGCTTATGTCGATACCGTTCTTCTCTGGTGGGTGAGTAAGGCAAATCCTCCATGCCTCCATTATCTAAAATCGAGGTGCTTAGTGTCAAAAGAGTGGGGATAAGTCTGAAAAGGCAGTCCTAAAATCTTCACGCATAGATTATATCACTTTCGATCTCAACAGGCCTTAGATCGCAATTTTGAGCCTCATTTTTTTCAAGTAGACTTAACATTGACTATAATCTATACGTGTTATATACTTATTTTCAGAAATATATGCAAAAAATAAAGAAGAAGCCAATGACTGCCGCCGACATGGCATTTTTGAGTCGAGAAGCCCAAAAAAAGAAGCATGGTGAAGGCTATCATGCGGAGATGCTACGGAGAGTTGAGTGTATGGCTGTTGCGCGCCGTAAAAAGCCGGTTGTGGATAAGTCTCAAGATAACGTAGAAAAGCCAATGAAATAGGGTATTGACAGACTACGCGCATAGATATATGATATAGGTATGAGCATGAGGACATCACCTCACTCACACATCAGCCCCACGGGGCACACATCAGATTATGACCACATTCCACATCGTAGATATCGCCACAGGCAATATCAATCTAGGTTCATTCGCAACGCGTAAGGAAGCAGAGATCGGACTCGCACATGAGCGAGAACAGGGAGTACTTTCCGATTCTTTCGACGGCGAAGGTGAAAAAGGAGAAGAGTTTGAAATCGTAGAACGTTAATTTTCCGGGGCGTGCTCGCCACGCCCCCATATCCCTCTCCCTCATTCGTCCATTGATGTTGGATGGCATGCCCGGATGAGTGGCGGGGATATGAGCAGCAGGTCCGGTGGCGCGAAAGTTGGCATCTACCTTCGACAACCAAACTTATTCAATTCCATCAGTGAAACGCGATGATCTCGCGATGGGGGTAGTAGAGACATGACTGGAGGGCCGCCGGATAGCATTGCTCCAGCCCAAAGATGTCGTCCGTGCCCAGTACACGGCAACGCCACATATCTACTACCCCCCCCTAAAAACCAAAACAAAAATAATCGTTTTCGTGGCGTCACGAAAATTCAACCATCTTATGATCAAATATCTCAACCGCGATCCTCGTGGTCGCTGGATCAGAGGCACACGCTGGGGCGCAGTCGCCGCAGGTGTCTCATTCGCAATCATCCTCTGGGCGTACATCGGACATCTCTACCCGCAGTCAGCCATTCAACCGGCACAGGCACAATCCACAACGAGTATGTGCGTGGTGGTCGGAACATACACATCCACAACGCTCTACAACTGCTCCACACCGGAAATGAATCAGAAATGGCAGGACTATCTCGAATCGGAGATCGACACGTTGCGCGCGGATCTTGGAAAGCCAGACTCAATCTTCCGGCGCGTATGTCGAACTCACGATCTCCTCGATGCAGATTGCCCAAAGATTCTGTACGGCATGGCCATGACGGAATCACGCATGAAGGCCAACACGATTGGAGATGGCGGAAAGTCAAAAGGCTATTTCCAGATCAATCGTGACTACCACGCGGTGCCGGACTCGTGTGCGTTCGATCTTGAATGTTCTGCTGACTGGACACTCACCCGGATGATTCGGCTCGGATACGCGACAAACTGGAAAACGGCGGTCATGAAGCACAACGGAACACCGGGAATCCCGGCAACAGTCAGATATCTCAATCAAGTTAAAAAGTACGCAGGAATCTAAATAATCTCATAAAGTAAGCGATGACGGTGATCGAATGATCGCCGGTCGCTCCTCCCTCTGAATGGTGATGAAAGCTCTACCCGTGCGGCCAGCCATCGGGGAACTCGCTTGCAAGCGTTCATCATTCAGCGGGGAGAGCGGGAAGCACACCTAACTAACTAATTTATCACCAACATGAATGCCTGCATGCTTAAAGCCGGTTACGAACGGTCGTGGTTGGGGTCGGGGTCGAGG